GTTAGGCATACGCCTAGATTTTCAATTTCTCTTAGTGTTGTCATTTTTGACCAACCTTTCATTTTCTAATGCTTAGATTTTATCATGACCGACTGACATTTTTCTACTTACTAGCGAGTAATTCCACATTTTGAGACGCTCATTCGTGTGATAAAATTCACAAATTTTTCGGCGTGTCGCAGGAATTCGGCAAATCGGACATAATGCACGTAAAGGATAAATCGCCCCCATACTTCGTGCGGGCAGCTCGATCATTGTCAAGTTGACACGCCGATTATTTTTTATTTATTTTTTTATTTCGTGCAAACGAATTACTGTTGCAAATTTAGTTTTACCTAAGCGAACACGCTCACCTGTAAAACAATTTGTGCAATACAAACCTTCATGTGCTAATTCGCAAATCTGACAAGTTCTAACATTTATTTTGTTATGCTTTACGCAAGCATTACCTTTTTCAATTTCAACATGGCAAACATAGCAGAGCATTTTTACTTCTGCTTTAGTTAGCAACGCAAGTTCTAAATCTAGTTTAGTAGAAGTAGAAGCATTTTCTAACGATACCCAACCAGCACCATTAGAATTCATTTCAAAAATTTCTAGTGTAGCCATTACTTACGACCACCTTTCATGTAAGAGGAAAATCTTTTTTCTGAACCGCATTTTCCACATTTGCGGATTATTGAAGTTTTACCATTTGAGAAAGTATAACCTCTCTCATCTGTGAAACCTTCATGGTCACAATCTAGATTAGTTTCATTACTAATCTGAAAATACCCATTAGGTACTGTGTAGAATTTGGAATTTAGTAAGTTCATTTTGAACTCCTTTCTTTTTATCTAATGACTGAAGTCTAGCATAGGGGACTGACATTTTGAGGGGTACAAATCGGACATTTGCGACTTTGTGATGTTTATCACAGAGATTTTTTTTATCCACATAATAATCCACAGACACGCCCGAGTGCGGGGGCCGCACCCATGCGGGGATTTGTCAAGTCGACACGCCGTATAGCGGGTGTGATTTACACCACAGCTACGCTGTTAGAGCGTAGCCGATGGCGGTGATAAGGATCACAACTATTATGATTTTAGCCATGTTGAGACACTGACGTTATTGTTAGGCTTGCGTCCTTATCTAATTTCTGAATTTCTTTTAGAAAGTCTAGGGCCTCTTGTGATGAAGAGAAAGAAGGGACTGCTAACACTCTTGTCTTCTTACCATTCCAGATTGCTGTTTCAATTTTCATTTTATAGTTTACCTTTCGTTTTGTTTATTGGGAGTTTTGGGTCTTATTTGCTAGGCTCACCCTTTCGGTTTATTTGCTAGGCTCATACCCTAATATTCAATTGTTATGACTGGAAGTCTATCCTATCGGACTGACATTTTCAAGTCGACACGCCGTAGCGTGGGTGTGATTTAGTTCACACCTGCTACCGCTACTGAGCGGTAGGTATAGCCTCCATGCTCCTTGCGGATTTGGACTAGATACGCCTCAGCGTTATCATACCATACGGCTTTAGGGTGCTTTTCAGCAGATACGATTTCGCCCGATACGGAGCGAGAGCGATAAGTTTTACCTACTAGTAGGTTTTCAATTGAGTATAGATTTGCGGACATTTTGTCCCCTTTCTTTATTTTCTAATAATGGAATACTATCACACTAGACCGACAATGTCTAGACGACACGCCGTCTAGGCGGTGTGAGTTGCCTCACACTCTGGAGAGCATTTGGACGGAAGGCTAAAGAGATACTTTAGGAGAGCCTTACGCTCTACAAAAGAGATTTCGGGGTGATATTGTTTTACACCGCCGTGTTGATATTCATATACGATTTTATCTAATGTGTTTTGAGTAAGCATATTGGGTATGCTCCTTTCTTTTACTAATAAGAGAATACTAGCATAGGGGTACGACAATTTCAAGTTCAAAATCATATCAAATCGGACATTTTGAGTGTGATGTTGACCACATATGGTCTATGGGCGCACTATTTGTCCGATTTTTTCTTTTTTGAGTATGTATCATACAAAATAAACAGATATTAACATTTTAGAAAAACTAAAATCCTGGTTGATCAGAATTTAAAATTATATTAACATTTTGTAAAACTTAAATACTAGTCGACTAGAATATTGGGAGGTGTATAATATCGATATGGACAAATGTTATTTTTGCGATAGCCCAGGCTTATACTATGATTGGTATGAGTGTGAGCGTGTTTCTGTTTGCTTTAAACATTTGGCAGTTACAAAATGCAGCTAGAAAAATACAAGGAAATTTTTGAGGCGGAAGGAGTATCTTGCGTAGAACTCTGGAAATCCTATGAATGGCCTAAAGAATATAAAGCTGAAATGGATCGTAGAATAGCTTCATATAAAAAATCTGATTGGGAACAAATGAAGCTAGAGTCTGCAGAGGTAGTATGGCAATTTATCGACATATTTAGGAAGAAGCTTCCTATTTGGTCAGAAGAAGCCATGGCCGCAGCAGAGGCAAATAAAAATTTGATAGATAAATGGTGGCATCCAAATACATATGAATTTGAAGTATGGATGGCTAAAACTGTAAGATTAAAACAAGCTTTAGGTCAATTTGAAAATAGACCTGGATTCTGGGATAAATTTGAGGCGGGATTAGGGGAGTATGTATACGACTGCATTCTTTGGAATGCAGGAGTCAAAACCAATTTCTTGCTATAGTGCAGTATATCTATGCTTATCTAACAGTATTCTACTATATAGGTTACTGGGCATTCTATGTCCCGCCGCCTCGTGTAATTCTAAATGTGCCTTTAGATGTTCATCGTCATGAATCTTCTCAGATAGCCCAAATTCGCCGTCTAATGGGGTATTAAGCCAACAAGCGCAGCATTCTATATACCCATCTACATGAGAGTACAGATAAAGGTCTGAATCAAAGAATCTGGCGTAGGCCATTTTACCCCCTATAAGACGAGAGCCTCCAGTTCTGCGGAAAACTGGAGGCCTCTAATGCAAGGGAGCGTGGTGGTCGCTACAACCAAGCACTTCTTAAATTATACTAGAATTCATTTTCATCGTCAAGCGGATCTAGATTAAAGTCTGCTTTTTCTAGCAGGTCTGACAATGTTTTAGCTGCATATATGGAGAATGCAACTGCTGTAAGGCCAGAGAGCAATGCAACACTTCCCACTACGAAAGATGTCTTATGCTTCATTTTCTACCTCTGAATTGATTGCTGGCTCTGGCCCTAGCAGTTTACCCATTCTATGGGCTTCTACCATGGCAAGGATCTCTTCACCCTTACCCAAACCGTCACCAATAATGCATAGCGCATCATAGATGCGAGATAGCATGATATAGGTGACAATACCAATGTTTTCATCAATTGACCCTGAATTAGGATCTAGTTCTAGTGTTTCTTTTTCGGCGTCACTCATTTTCTTCCCTTATCGTCTCATATGTTACTGGAAATACTTCCTTAATAATTTCTTCTACCGCTTTAGCATATTCTCTAATTTCAGATTGTGCATCATGTGGCAAACGCTGATTTAGGAATGTTATCACACCCTGTAGTGATACAGTCCACCGCCAGCGGACATACATGGAATATGCAGGAAGTAACAAACGTGCCTGTTCTGGTGCGACGCCGTCACTCAATGCTTCTTTATATAGGGCCATACTGGTATCTATTAGGTGCATAAGACCCATATAATATTTTGCACCTATTTCTATATCTACTGGTGAGCCAGAACCCTGTTTAGAGTTCTCTGGCGCCGAACGCCACTCAATAGGCATTGGTACATAGAATTCTACATTCTCTGTAATGTATCTTCGAGAACTTTCGTTCCAGCCATTCTGATCATCAACATGAGTAGAAGATACGGCATACTTCCACCATTGTCTAGCAACCATTAATGGTGCATATATTTCAAAGGTTACAGCCGCATGTCTAAAAGGGCTGGTGTGGTTTTCTTTAATTAAAAATTTTATTAACTTTTTGTCTCTTTCAGATAGAGACTGACTTTCTTTATCATAAGAAACTCTAGCCGCATTTACTACGGACAGGTCATCTCCAAGCTTGTCTACGAATCTAACGTAGCCTTTATCTAAAACCTTCTTTTGCAATTCCACCAAGTTCTCTTTTCATTCTTTCGTATAGGTTCATGCCTATGTTCAGTTTATAATTACATGCTAGGCAGTATAGATAGATTGTATCATTATGATCCATGTTTGGCAAGCAATCATAGAAATCATAAGGGCACTTCGTGTCTCTATCTTGCGGAAAGAATTCTAAAAATGCCCTTACGATCCTAATGTCCACTATCTATTTCTCATCCTTCTTGGGTCTTTGTTCTTTGCATGGCATTGGTTTAAAATCAGTCGGATACTGAGCCATCCATTGTTTTGTTCTGGGAGTCATTCCCTTCCAAGAAGTCCAGTTATTGCCGCCCTGCGACATATGAAATGCTATTTCAGCATTTATAACTGGATTTAAGAGGTCTCGATTATAAGTTAATTCAAACTTATCTCGCCTCGCTGGCCCCAAATTATCAATCATGTTTATTTGGAAAATTCCGTAGGAATTATCGCCAGTATTCGAGTTTCCGTTATAAGCAAGTGGCCTGCCGTTACTCTCCTTTTTAGCAACTGCCCATGCCTCTCGCAAATCCGATTTGCGAAAGCCCACACAGTAGAGCAGTTGGGCCAGGTCTTCATCCGAAAACTGTGCATCCTGATTCCGATAGTCGGATAGGTATACATATTCTACGTTATTATCTTCAACAACGTTTTGCAACATTGCATCAGATTTTGCTATAATGCTATCAGCTACACTTGAATTAGTAATAACT